TACACGTCCTGCCGCTCTCCGTTGATTACGTCCGCCGCTTCTGCCAGAACTGATCCTCTCATATCGCTCATATCCCATCCCCCAGATTGATCAAACATCGGACCACCATGGCCCCGGTCTGTACCAACTCTTCCCGCAGGTGTTTGATTGTCCCGTCAGAATACGTGCAGTCCAGCGCCGCCTGCATCGACTCTCCAGCCTCTTCAACCATTACGGCAACAGCATGGATTTGGTCGGTTGGCCATGCCGGGTAGATATCTTCAGCCCTGGCCAGTTCGCACATGATGTGTCTAATTGCTTCGTCCTTTGTCATGATTTCCCCTTAAAATTAAAATAAATATTGCTTAGGCGGCGAGTCTTCAAAGTCGATGAACTGGCATGAAGGCTTATGGAAGTACAGTCCGATAACAGGCTCTTCACCTGTCTCCCGTTGCTTCACCACACTCAAGACCATATCCGTCTCGGTGTTCATCAGTCCTGATTCAATAGCCTTCTCCCGCGCCTTGTTTCTCCAGACGATCATCGAATTGTCCACCATGTCGGTAATCGCCCCGGTTCCCTTGATATCGAATTTGCCCGGAACCGTGCCTTCTCCCGGCCCCTTGCGAACATGGACAACGAGATGCACATGGACGTTATGTTTACCGGCAAACTCCATCAACGTGTCAACAAAACCTTTCTGCCCGTTGTAATCGTCCTCTGAAAATCCGCACTTTGCCAGCGAATCAACGATGAACTGAGTCACCCCGTACCGTCTCCGCGCATAATCGAATATCTCAAGGATCCGCGTTGCCTTGGTCGTGCCGTATGCCTCGAACATCCACACATGATCCCCCAAGAAACGCAGTATCTGCTGTGCCTCTGCATCGTTCGGATTGTCATGCCCGCATACCTGCTGATACATCTTTCTGCCCAGTTTGCGCGGCTTCATCTCCATGCTGGCAATACAGAACCGTTCACCCTGAGATACCCCGTCCACCGCAACATGGCTGAGTGCTATTGATTTTCCATGGCTGTTTATCCCGGCCCATACGGATATCTCTGCTGGCCTCAACCTGATTTTCGCGTACGTCTTCGGCCACGGGAGCTTCATTCCGATCAGCCCTGTATCACGGAACTCTCCCATGATCTCGCTATGGTACGCAGTCAGCAACTTCAGTTCTTCCGGGTCTCTCGTCTTTGCCGCAGCGATGAACTGCGTTAAAACCTCACCGTTCAGGTGGGCCTCGTTCGCGTCCTTGTGCTCACCCAGGTCAACCACATGGCACCGCTCGACCCCAAGCGCATCGATTATCGGCTTGATTGCCGACTGTCCCGGCGCGTCCATGTCCATCGAGATGTAAATCCGCTTGAACCGTTCCAACCGTTCAAAGTCGTGCTGAATCCATGCTTTCTGTTTCTCTCCATCGCCACCGCCTTGAGGGATTGATAGCGCGGGAAATCCCTGCTGATAGTAGGTCATGCAGTCAATTTCACCTTCTGTCACCACAACCTCTGTATCGTTGTCGCCGATGGACTGCCAGCCGAACAGGTGATACTCAGGATCAGGATTTGACCAGATTTTTTTCTTGCCGGATTTCTCTTCGGCGTCGAGGTCACGGTATTTCACAAGCTCAATCTCGCCGGCTGGAGACAGGAATGGGAAGACGATGGTGTTTCCCTGCTGTCCGATCCGATATGCGTCCAGCGTACTCTGCGTGATCCCCCGACCCTCAAACCATGACTTGACAGTATCCGCAGGTTTCTTGCACTTCGGCTTCTCGACCGGCCTTTTCTTGGGTTTCGGCGAGTAGAAGACAGGTGGGGTATCGTCTATCCCGGCAAACGCCTTTGCTTCCTTGATTGCCTCAACAAACGTGATGCCCTTGGATTTCTGCCACAGGTCGAGCAGGTCGCCGCCCTTTTCGTTGCTGGAAAAATCAGTCCATACTCCAGCCTTCGCCCCCTTGAGGCATACCCGGAGACTTTGCCCTGATTCGCCTCCTACCGATCCGGCGCACCAATTTCCACCCTCACGCTTGCCATTCGGGAGTAAGTGCTCAACTACGGAATCGACCATATCTGCAAGACGCCTGCTGAGTTCTCCCGGTGTCATAGTATTTTCCTTTGGATTCCGTCAGCGAATATCGGCCCTGATGCCCTGACTGCGCTTGTCCCGGCCTTGACCTTATCCTTCTTGTCCCATGCGATAATGGTTGCATAGTGGGACTTGTACTTTTCTCCCTTGCTGGCGATATAGGCTGATAGGCTTTCAATCTTTTCCGCCAACGTCCCATTGAACCGCCCTTTTAGTTTTTCCATCTCTTCGTCGGTCAAAAGGACGTTATTAAATTCACCAAATTTTTTCTTGGCAGTGTTCTTTACTAAAGGAGTAGGAGTAGGAGCAGGAGCAGGAGCAGGAGCAGGAGCAGGAGACGGGGCATTGCATTCCGTATGCTCTTCGCATGCTAACGGCATGCTTGCAGCATCATCTTCTTGATTTTGCTGTGGTGTTTTTTTACTCCACCTTGCTTGCGCTGCACTCTTTGCCCTCTCTATTCTCTCTTTCGAGTGGATTACATACCCCTGGTGATCTTCCCAATCGTGCAACTTGTATGTCCCACATTCCATTTTTTCGAGGAATCGGCAGTCAATCAATGCCTTGACGAATTCTTCCGGCTCGCCGTCCCACCCTGCCTCTAATGCTATATCATGCTCGTCCCATGCTGATAGCATGCCGCTAGGATTGCTCATAGCAGCACCGAGCCAAAGGTCAATGAGACACCCAACACCCTCATGTCCGATAATCTTGACAAGTTTCTTGCGCTTACGATGGCCCTTAAATGATACAGCGATCCGAATATCAGTGTTCATTTTTAAGGTGCTCCTTGATGCAAATGCAGCAATCAACAACCTCGCTCGATCCTTCATTGTACGATCCTGCATAGCACCGTTCTATCCATCGCAATACGAATGTCCAGATGATCTTTTTCATTAATTCACCCACGACAAAAAAAGGCTCAAAACCGGGCACAAGACCTCACGGAGCATTAGAAACTCCATCTTGTGTTGGCCCCCGGTTTTGAGCCTTCTATGATTGGTTTTTGTAAGCATTTTTTCTAATGAGAATTTGAGTTTTTGACTCGAATAACACCCGGTAGCCAGCCGGTTCGATAGCCTAATTATAACAGCCATCGAAAATATTTAACATGAAATCGGGCCTGAAAAGGTGAAAGGAAAGCGTTATTTTAGAACGGGACTGAATCGTCAGGAAGAGTCGGAGGATTAGGGATATCTTCGCTCTGCTTCCCCGCGCCGTCGAGCATCTTCATCTCCGCCGCAACGATTTCCGCACTTGTCCTATCGGCCCCATCCTTGTCTTTCCACTTCTTCTCTGTCAACTTTCCTTCGATGTATACCTTGCTACCCTTTGCCAGATATTCGCCACAGATTTCCGCTAATCTCCCCCACGCAACAACCCTATGCCATGTCGTGATATCTTGAACTTTACCGGATTTGTCCTTGAACCTCTCAGACGTTGCTACCGAGAAATTAGATACCGCTATACCGCTTTGGGTATATCGTGTTGTTACGTCACCACCCAGAAAACCAATGAGCATTATTTTATTAAGCATTATTTACTCTCCTTTATTCGATTTCCGTCAGGTTGTTCCGGCCCCCATGTGCGGGCCTTATTTACCGCCAGTTTTGCTGCTATAATAGCAGACAGAGATGTGTGCATTCTGGCCAGCATAGCGATTGATACGATACATACGTCAGCTATTTCGTTTGCCTTCTTTCCCTTGTCGTCTCCGAAATATATCTCTCCATTTAGCTCTGCAACCTCTTCTTGCAGCTTGTCATCTATCGCTTCATCTGTCGCGTTCGGAAACGTTTCCCGGTGCCACTCCAATACCTCTTTTTCTATGTCTTCGATGGTCATGCCACAGCCTCCGCGATTTCAATTTCACAGTCAAATAATGTCGGCATTTGCACCGCCTTGTCCGCTTGGTTCAGATACGATAATCCGTCTGCGAAATACTCTGGATTTAATTCGCAGCCTATGCCGTATCTCTTTTTCAACACAGCCCTGTAAGGTACTGTGAAGAGCCCCCCAAAAGGATCGTATACCACATCCCCCTCGTTGCTGTAACGGGTAATGATCCGATCAACAATGTCTATCTGTAGCGGGCAAATATGGTTATTCAATCCCCGCTGTTTCTGGTTTCCGTTGAGTGTTCGCATCCGGCAAACATCGTGCCACACGTCAGGATCGTTCGATGGAGGATCAAGAAGCATGAAGGTCGATGGTAACGCCCCTTTAATGTCCAACTCTTCGCCTATTTTTACGTGTGTCTCGTAGTCATAGATACCTTCAGCCAGGTACTTTTTAAACAGTTTGCCGATGGTTTTAACTGGGTATTTCGTCAACTCATCTACCGATAACAATCTGTCGCCGGATGATCTCCAGAAAGCATGTGCATCGATCTGCCAGCGTGACCGGCTGTATGATTCCTTATCCTTTACCACCCGCTCGTCGGCATATGCTTTACTGTTGTCGCTCGGTAATTTCCGAAACAGGAGGATGTATTCAGGGCATCCTACGCCCATCTTGGACCCGTCTTTGCATTGCTCTGTCCATCCCAGGCGATATGTCTGGTTGTTCTCCCTGACAACGTCTGTAACGACCGTAATCATGCCGATGTAGATGAAACCATGCTGCCGGTAATGATTGATACAGGTGACGTGGAATGGATCGACAGACGGCATACCGTAGCCGGTGACGTTGCCGAATTGTATACGGTCCTTGACGTGGCAAGCGAACACCCTCCCAGGCTTCAATACCCGCAACAGTTCAGGTGTAAGAAAATCCATCTGTTCGAAAAACGTATCGTTATCTGTGTTGTGACCGAAATCGTTATAGCTCGGACTGTATTCGTAATGGTTCGAGAATGGTATGGAGGTATGGATCAGGCCGATACTGTTGTCTGCCATTCGGCGCGTCTCGTTTACGCAATCGTTATTTACCGCTGTGTAGTTCTTCCCATTTACCTCCACCCGTTCGCACCCTAATGACCTCAACATTTCGTTGGCCATTTGCAGCACAGATAGACCGTGTTTTTTGATAATATCGCTCATTTTCTCAACCATTATATCGTGCAGTCTCCATTTCTCTTGAAGGATTTGGAGCACCCTCTTTTCCGTATCTGTGTAGATGATGTGGATGTGGCATTCTTGCTCTTGCTGAAATCTGAATATCCTGTGTATAGCCTGGATAAACGAGTTAAATTTAAAGCCAATACCAGAAAATACCATGGTATGGCATTGCTGCATATTGACTCCAGAACCATACATAGAGGGCTTGCTGATAAATGCTGTTTTGCTTTTATTCTTCCACATGTCAAGCTCGCCCTCCCTGCTGTCAACATCAGTGTTTCCGTATAGCGAGATAAACGATATGCCGTTGCTTTTCAAAGTCTTCTCAATGGACTTTTGCTCTGAGTTTAAATCACACCAAATAACTATCTGGTCAGATAGTCCCTCGCTTTCATGAGAAGGTATGTGTTGTCCTTGAAACTCCCCAGGCCAACATTGCATTGATGGCATAGCAACCCCCGCACCTTGCCGGTCTCGTGGCAATGGTCCACATGGAGATAGAATTGTCCCGTCACCTCGTTCTCTCCCCCGCAAATCGCACATACCCCGTTCTGTTTCGCTAGGATATCCTCGTACATCTCTGGAGTTAACCCAAACTTCTTCAAGCTGGTTATCCTCGTTCGCAGATAATGTCTGTCCGTGTTTTTCTTGTAAGTTTTCAAGTTCAAAACCTTCTGTTTCTCCAAGAGCTGTTCTTTGTTCACTTCGTAATAATTTTTCTGATACTCCCGGATATCTTCCTTCCTCCCAGAATCTCTCAGCTTCTGGTTTTCGAGCATTTTCTCCCGGTGATTTCTGTAATACTCCCTGTGGAAAGCCAACCGTTTCTCTCTGTCTGCAAGTGGCATTTATAATCTCCTCTATCTTCTCGATTCTCGCGTCGAGGCTGCGACGTTTCTCCCGGCTGGCATCCTGAAGAGATAACCCGGCATCATTAAACATATTCATCTGCCCGTTGCGCTCTTTGCGGAAACTCAGGTCGGTCTCTACCTCATGATAATGAATGTGCAGCTTCGGCAGACTGTACCCCTCGTCGCTGTATCCCAAGTCGGATGGCCGTTGAAGGAAGACGGCCCAAGAATTGACCCAATACCAGAACTCTTGCTCTTTGTGCGGATAGAGCGTCAGGTTTCCGGCCTTCTGGCTGTCCCGTTGAAAGAACCGCGTGAGAGCTTGCCCTGTGTCCATTATTCCCAGGAAACCGGCGTAATGGATCAGTTCCTTGTGCCGATTAGGAGATGGCGTGGCAGTGGCAACAAAGCGATATTTCACGCCCCCGAACAGTGTCAGAAACTCCTGATATGTTTTGCTGCCGAATGACCTTAAAACACTGGCCTCGTCGAGAGATACAGCCGTGAATTGATTCGGGTCGAGTCTGCCGTCTCTGATGCTCTCGTAATTTGTTATGTATAGACCGTCGCCGGCAAGATCGGCTGTCCATCGTACAAATGTTGTCTCCATCCCCAACAGGCCAGCGTCCCGCTTGAACTCCTGCCGGACACCGAGCGGGGCCACTATCAGAAGTTTTCCGCCTTCCCGGTTGCCGATCTGCCGCATGGTCTCAAGTTGCATAAGCGACTTGCCCAGTCCGAACGCGGCGAATATTGCCCGCCGGCCACCAGATACAGCCCACTTGACGATATAACGCTGATGTGGAAATAGTATCGGGCTGATATCGCTGTCATCGATCTCGAATCCTGACCTCGAATCGAGGATGATCTTATTCCGCAAAAATTCTTGATAATCCATCACAGCACCCGCTCCCCGCTAAACCCAGCCAGATACATCGACGTGGCATAATTGTACGCCTGTAACTCGTCGACTTCAGTCGGACTCATCCGGGCGATCCGGTTCTTCCTGGCGACTGCGGCCCGGACGTGTGCATCGTTCAGGTCGTTTTCTGCCTCTTCGCGCTTCTTCTTCACGTAGCTTTCTAGCTGGGCATAGCCTTTCATTTTGTGCGGCATATTGGCACCTTACCGTGACTTATTGAGGTTGTTTATCACTGATTTTTTCGTTTCAACCAGCTTCCGAAACTCGTCCATTCTCGTGTCAATCATGGAAAACACAACCCCGGCATCTTTACGGAATATCCGGTACGTGTAGAGCCGTTTACCTTCGGGAAATCCGGCACAGAATGAGACGAAATCAATCCATTCCCGCCCGGTCTGTTGCAGGTTGAAGAACAGTTGCCACTTGTACGATGGATCGAATGTGCCCCGCTCTACGTTGCTGTAATGGACTGTCGGGATGACACTCTTAATCTCAATAACCCCGTCATCATCTACCAACCCGTCCGGGCTTACACCGATATCGCCATTCTCGAAAAACCCGCCATTGGAAACCGTACAGAAGAATTCGTCTTCGTACAGCGCCCTGGCAATCGGCTCCTGTTCATGGCCCCGCTGCATGTGCTCGTTGGTGTATCCGTTCTCTTGCCGTATCCCGGTGATCTGCTCTATTGCGATCTGCACAGCCAGGTCGTGCGCCGGGCTGCCGAATGCCTTGCCGAAATTCGACATGATCTTTCCGATTGACGATCCGCCGACCTTGCCGACACGCATGTCAAGCCATTCATCCGTATTCTGTTCGATATCGTGGAAAATCATGCTTCAACCTTTTCCGCTTCGGCCTTGATTAATTCCTTATTCGCATCGGAGATATCCATCTTCTTCAATATCTCTTCGAAGCCACCCGTCTTGCGATATCTTGCCACCGCTACAGCCCACCGCGGATGTGACGGGGTAAGCTCTTCCCGGCGTATATTTGGCCGCTCTGTGCTGATCCGCAACCCCTCTACCGTGTCCCTGCCGAACCGTACTGAATGATCGACGTAGATCATCACTGATATGTCGTTCCAGTCCTCAACGTATGGACTGCCGGTCAATGCTTTCATCGTGCGGCTGTTCGTCGCGTTCAGGATCATCGGCTTCAGTTCCTCGCCTGGCCGCAACTCTTTTTCCCTGAAGAAAGCCGTGTTGAAAACGTCCTTCGTCTTTTTGGTTTTATCCGGTTCTTGCCGAACGTGGGATATCGTTAAAATCGTCGGCTCGACTATGTCCTGACTTGACAGGTACGGGCTGTCGAATACTGATCTGTAGTGATGCTTTCCTTCCATTATTTCCTCCGTTGCAGCCTGTCGGCCACCTCTGCGATTGTCCTGGCAACGAGGTCAATCTCGCGGCCATAGCGTGATTCAAATAGCGACTTATTCGCATGTATCGAGTCGTTCTGTAATGTGTGCAGCCGTGGCGCAAGCGGGATACACAAGAAGTCACTCACTTTACCGGCCCCGTTGTGAAAGCATTTCGGATGATGAGCGATGGCCGGTTCGCCGGTTACTATGCAGCCCATTTCGGTGATCATTTTGATGTATTGTTTTCCGGTCATTTTTCCTCTCGCATTCTGATATCAAGCAACCCATCACGCGGCGGCAACGGAAATCGAATTTGATGGTTACGTGCAAAGGTTATTTCCTCGTCCAGCAATTCCATCATGTTCTGTTTCGTCGCGTGCTTTATCGACACTCCGCCGATAACGAGTTTTCTGATTGCCGGATATTGCTCTGGACAGTGTTGTTTCACCGTCCGCATGTTATCGACAACCCCGTCAAACTCAGGATGGTTCTCGATATCGTTGATGTAGATATTCAGCAAAAAGCGCTCTTTGAAATACTGATGCTGCTCATCCTTGGTATTGCCTAAATCGGCCCCGATAATCCCGCACAGAACGAAATGATACGCCCGTTGAGCATCGGTAATCGACTCATCGACGTTCTTGACAACGACCTGTGTTTCTCCGTGCTGGTCGAAGTGTGCGCGGACTACCCGGAGCACCACGTCAAGATCGTCGAGAGTATGGACAACTACCGTCTTCATTCCTGCTCGCCTTCCGGTGCTTTCCAGTCCCACCTTTGCTTGATTTCGTATCGTTCCATGAGTTTCCAGACCACGTCCTCTATTTTAACCTCGACGCCTTCTTTCATATTCTCATCGATATAGTCCGCTATTTCTGCGATCTGATCGAACCGTTCAGCATCTTTATGATCCACAAACCATTTTTCCGGGTCCGACTCGCAGAACCATACTGACTTGCACGTTGCCATATTCTTCTCCTTTATTGATTTCCAAACTCAGCGATCAGAATGCTATCCGCCCGCCCGTTATCTTTCTTCCGCCCCAGCATATCCGCAACTTCAGGATGCCGTTGAATAGCCAGCGTCCGGCTCGCATCCTTGCCCTTCCCGGTCAATCCGGCCCTCCGCTTCCATGCCGCTGGCGTGATCCACCGAACTGGGATTTGCAGCGCCCCGCAGACGCCCAGGACAACCCCTAGGCTTTCGCCGAAATGGAACATGCTGGTAACCCCCTGCTCCGACATTGCAGAAACAGCCTCCAGATACAGCACACGGCGCGGGGGTGTGATATCGAGGATGATAGATGACAGAGCCGCTGCATCAACCTGCTGTCCTTTGCCGTGCAATCTGGCCATTGTCGGCATGTCGTGGAGAGCGATTACACGCCCGTTTCTGATTGCCGCTATCGCCCCGGATTGCCCAGGGTCAACTCCTATGATTGTCTCTTCCATTTCATCTCCTTAATGTTTAAATTTCCCCGGTGTCAGCCGATGGTGATGCATCGGTGCCGCTGATTGGCCGGGTCTGACCCTCCGGGCAATTTCGATATGGGACGTATCAGTTTTCTCCAGGCACATGGAGCAGGAGGAACGCCAGCATTAACAGGGGATTTGCTATGTAGATCATCGCTGGCTCGCATTGCCCGGTGGCGATCCCCTGTCTTGATTTATTCTTTTATCTCAACCTTCTCGATCCATTCTGGATGCCATGTCCACTCGCCTCTTTTTGTCTTGCCACACAGTTCCCACATTTCGTGGTTAAATGGGATTTCTGAACCTTTTAACCATGTGTACCTGGTTGGCTTGTACCCATGATCAACCAACCACTGCATCATCCGCACAGGATCGAGGATTCGTTCCTCGTAGCGGGGCAGGGGCTTGATCTCATCACACACTAACGATCCTATACTCCCGTCTCTCCACGCATCCTTGCTCTGGCACACAGGGAGGCCGTTTATATTTAAATACAGAAAAACCTTTTCCATCCATTCTCCGTCCGTGTAAAATCCTCTCGCCAGCACCAAATCTCCCGTCTTGAACTCGCACATATCACTCACCCCTCAATCCATAATGTCTTCGCACCTTGCGCCAATACTCAGCGTCCAGTTTCCGTAATTGCTCGCGGAACGTGCCTGATTCAATCCGCTCCTTCTCTTCCCGTTCCTGCTGCAACACCTTGTCAGATTTGCGGTCGGGATGGTAATTGTCTGCCTGTTTCTTGGAGTTTTGCCACGCCTTCCATCCCTCACCCTTGCGGTGGTAGTACATGCGAATCTGTAGCCGAGCGGCTTGCTCCGTCTTGCATGTTCGCTGGAAATACGTCTCAGCGCATTCGTCGCAGCAGAAATAGAGCGCCCGCCGTTCGTAACGATTCTCGCACCAAAACGTCTTCTTGCCGCCACAGCCGCCGCATGTCTTTTCAACATCTTTCGGATACGTTCCTCCCTGGCTCATTCCCAACTCCCATCAAGGTCAAGTTCGTGATCAGGCTCCAGCGATGTCTGCCCGGACAGGCAGATAATCGCGCATTCTCCTTCGTCCACCATGTGCTCCGGGTGCGGATCGAAGGTGCAGCCGTTTTCCGTGTCGAAATGGACGCAACCGCCGCAATCGTCCCATGTGTAGATGGGTGTGCCGATCCTCATTTCGCTCCCCCTACGATATTGAAAGCGGCTCTATTGCAAACCCATCCTTTACTACCTTTTCAGACAACTCAGTGTTGAGATGCCTACGCAACTCCAGTTCGTCACGCCCCCAATATGTGCCCAGAAGTTGAGCTTTATGAACAACCCGATAAAATTGTCCCCCTGAACGGTCTTTTGCTTTTGCGGCATAGAAGGAAAGCAACTGCTTTACCTTGTCATCATTTCGATATTCTTTTTTCATTTCTATTCTCCAGTTTGTTATTTAAACTCAGCCATCCCCCACACCAGTCCCCACACGATCAGCAGCCATACCGCTACCGTGGCGCATGAGGTCAGGCGGTCGAGGTTGGCGATGAACAGTTCGAATAGCCATGTTCGGAAAAATCTCGGCGTGTGCATCATAGACAGCCCTCAGCTTCTTTGCGGGTGATAAAAAAGTGAATACCAGGGGCACATTCCTCCCACCTATTTTCACAAAAATTGTCCACAGAAACCTCTTTCCCTACTTTGTAAATAAAATTTGAGGAATATGATGAGACAGCAGTTTCGTATTGTTTCTTCCCATCATCAATAGCCTTCACAATAGCCTTGTCACACCGACATTTTCTTGAAGTTGATGAAGATCGTTTTGCATCTTCCGGAATAAGTAGTGTG